AATATATACGAGGGAAAGTAGATTTGATTCTAACAGCACCGTCTGTAACTTGTAGCTTGTCAGCAGGGTTAGTTTCGCCTATACCTACATTGCCTGATGAGTCAATACGCATACGTTCTGTCATGGTAACTTCAGAACCTACGGCTGTTGTTTGCGCTCCTGCTGAAAAAAACTTCAAATCATCACCAACAGTCAATGCACCTCTTGCAAAATTTGAGTTAGAAGCTGTTGAAATAAACTTGTTTGCCTGTGTTTTGTGAGACTCTACAGCATAACCAATCAATGTATCAGCAGAAGAATACATAGCCCCAAAGTTGTTTAAAGTATGTCCTGTTAAATACCCAACACTTAAAGCTGTACCACCGTCTGTCGCTGTGCCGTCACCTGCTTTAATTACACCCGACACATCTAATTTACTGTCAGGACTAGTAGTACCTATACCTACGTTACCTGATGCGTCTATACGCATACGTTCTGCTGGAGTTCCAGAGCCTTCAGTTACAAAAGCTAAAAACCCGCCCTCAGTTGAAGAACCATGCGAGGATACAATTCTATTTACAACGCGATTATTATTAGTGTTAAAATCAATAGACGCAAAAGTATCAGCAGAAGTTGTTAAGTTCTGAATCTTTAGTGTAGCTAAACTGTTTTGACCACCTACTGAGCTTGCGGAATACGTTGTTGTATCAGTACCAGAAGTTGACAGTATTGAAGCAGGACTAGCAGTACCTATACCTACCTTAGCCTCAGACACATCAACGAACAGTGTGTTAGTATTAACAGCTACGTCAGCACTAAAGTTTACCACACCAGTAAATGTGTCACCTGCTGTGTCAGCCTTAGTTGCTATTGCTGTTTGTATGTTTGTAAATTCAGTTGTGAACTCAGAGCCTCTGACTACCTTAGCCGAGTTGCTAGAAGGAAGACTATCTTTTGCTCCAAAGTCAGTTGTTATAGTATAATTACTCATTAAATTAATCTCCCTAGAAGAGCGTGTACGTCTATTTGTTGTATTGAATAAGGTGCGCCATTAATAGTTGACTCAATGCCTATGGTTACTACAGTACCACTACCGCTTGTATTAACCGAAGGACGCTGTATGTCTATGCCTGTTGTGTAAAAAGATTCTTGGTAAGCAGGTTCTGGTGTTGCAAGGTCATCCTGCCTGCCAAACATTGCTGTACCGTACTCAGATACACTTGTATCCGATAGTTCAGTATTAAAAGATTTCTTAATGAACCCACCACCGTAGTCATAACCCCAAGCTAGTGTAGTGTTGGAAGCTACGTTACCAATAACTGTAATGTTAAACTTCTTAAGAAACTTAAGGTTAGTAGAGTTACCAAAGTTTAGTGGATTACTGTAGTAAGTCATAAGGTAAGAACTACCGTTGTCCTTATAACCTTCATATTTAAATATACCGTCTTCTCTACCAATGTAAATACTACCGTCCTGTAGCAAAGCCAAACTACGTGGATTAATACTAGACCATGTGGTTACTCTGTTAGAACCATCAGGTAAAGGACCACGCATATCAAAGCAGTATATAGTTTGACTGTCCTGTAAAGACAATAAGTAGAATGCTTCATCCGCACTATAGATAGACTTAATAGGGTTAGTCTGCTCTCTAACCAATGCAGTTAATTCATTACGGACATTGTTACTAATGTCACGCATAGGCATTGACTTCTCTTGTATAGTCCTACCAAAGCTACGTACACCATCTTCAGACAGGAATATAATGTCAGTACCTGTGTGTTGTACGGAATCTCTAGCAATACAACCTACGCCTTCTACAGTGTCGTGTAGCGTCATATTAGCAGGACTTGTTGCACCTGTATAAATAATAATTGAACGCTTACAGAATATAACTAAGAAGTTATTATGGGCTGACAAAGCTACAATTTCATCGTGACCGCTAGGAAATACATTGGTTAAATCTAAAGAACCTGTAGTACCGCCTGTCCAAGCATGACCGTTAAGCGTATCCGACCAGTATACAGTATGTTTGTTACCAGTTACGTCAGCTACCCATAGCCTACCAAATGCGGCTAATACTTCATTACCTTGAGGTGGAGTACCTGTAGAATGAGAGTGGCTTGACATAGCCTCTAAGACTCCTGAGCCACTTTCGTCTGTATATATTAAAGGCTCATGTCCTCTTTGGAAGAAGTACGTATGGTTGTTAAAGTCTACAATCTTCCAGTTGTTTGCTGATATAGTGTACCCCGCAGGAGTTATGTCAGTTAAGGCAGTACCTGAGAATATTTTATTGTTACCCCCTGAGAATACTACCTTGTCACCACTACGGTCTAAAGACTCGTGTAAAGCCTCTACGCCACGACTAGTACCTAAGTTAGAGTTGTTAGTAGAAACCGCTGTATAACCCTTACGTGCGCCTATACGCCCATATTCGTCAATGATACAGTTACTAGCGGTAGCCGCAAAGGACTGGTCAAGAGATACAGGTGAATCCTGACTGTTAATCCCCGCAAATCCTGGGGCTTGTACTGTAATGTTCTGTAATTGTTGTGCCATTATTCGTATGTCCAAACAGTTTCAGAAGGGAATCTAGCGGCATCAAAAGCTACTGCATCTGCCAACGTAGTATCCGCTAGAGCAAATAGTTCTTGTGCAGAAGTACCGCCTGTCTCCCCACGTTCACGGGAAGCTAAGGCTACTGCATAGTTAATAACAGGCTGTGAAGGTACGTACAGTTTATCAGCGTCAAGAGTAAATGGGTCTGCTCTATCAACAATGTTAAAACGTAATGTGTACACACCGTTAGGTTTAGGGTACAAGTCCACCAAAGCATTACCGCTAGCATCCACACCATTCCAAGAGTAATACAAAGGTGAACCAGTTGCAGGAGTCTGTGTTAAGTAAGACTTATTCATTAACGAAGAACTAATGGGACGCATAAAGTAGTTAGACGTATCGTTAATAACGTCAAGTATTTTGAATGAGTTATTAGTACCTGTGATGCTGTAACTAAATACATCGTTAGTTGTAGTAACCGTTACTGTCTTACGTAATGCTGACCAATCCCAAGCATCCTCAACAGTACGTCTAGCATCGTTGACAAACTCTCCTATAAGTTTTACATAAGAGTCAGTTGTGTTCTCAACACTAGAGGTTTCACTCTCTCGCATTCTACGCAGTACACTGTTTACTAATTGTAAGTAAGTCATTATCCATACCTTCTTAGGTTCATCAAGGGACTAAGCATTTGTTGTGTAGACTTAATCTTTGTGTCAAATTTAAATAGTTCTTTGTCGAATAAACCTTCGACTTGTGTTGGTTGTTGTGGTGCTGGCATTAGTCCTGCTAGTAGATTAGGGTTAAAAGATGGTAAATCTACTTCAGGCATATCAATGTCAATATCAAGGTCAATATCAGGTGCAGTAAACTCTGGCAACTCTACATCTAATCCAGTAAACTCTGGTAAGTCTATATCAATTTTAGGTAAATCTATATCAATGTTGGGCGGTTCTAAGTCTGGTAGTTTTATTTTAGGCGGGTTTGGAATGTTTCTTACTATTTCATCTATAGTTTCTATTGTAGGTTGTATTACGTTTTTATCTACAGCACGACCACCTACTCTAACAAAGTCTTCAAAGTCTGATGTAACATCGCTTATTGCATCAACACCTTCTCCTATTGCTGTTGATGTGGGTTGTGTTATATTTTTATCAATAGCACGACCACCTGCTTCTATAAGTTCTACGGCGGGTGCTACTGCTGCTAATGCGGGTTGTATTAAAGTATCGTCTATAGCACTACCCGTTTCTCTAACAACGTCTTCAAATTCAGAGGTAACATCGCTTATTGCACCAATTCCTGATTCTATTAAATCTCCCGCAGGACTTAATACTGCTCCTGCTAAATCTGCAAAAGATTCAACTAAAGGTTCAACAGGACTTAATACTGTTTCCGCTACGTCTATTATATTGCCTAAAAGATTTTCTGCTCCTTCCCCTAACTCTCCTATAATGTCACCACCAAGTTCTTTGATTATAACATCTTTACCGCTTTCTCCTGCAAGCATAGCCTCTTCAGCTTCAGACATAACTTCACTAAATCGTTCTTCAGTTACACCTACTAACTCATTGTCAATACCTAAGTTATCTGCTACATTTTCTACAACACTAGTAACAGGCTCTACTATTGCTTCTTCTACTATAGGAGCAATTGTTTCTATAGGCTCTATGACTACTTCTTCTACTATAGGAGCAATTGTTTCTATAGGCTCTATGACTACTTCTTCTACTAT